AGAATAGTTTACTAATTTATCATTTATTTTGGTTTTTTTAGTAAGTGAACTCGTATTTATATTAACAGGATAAACAGTGCTATCTATTTGTGCCCATACTTTTTCAGATAACATTAATTGTTTTATAGTTTCAAACTGCCCTTCATCTACGTATCCAGTATTTAATTGCAACGTTTCTCTTCCTTGTTTATTGTAAACGTATTTTTGATGTGGTAAGTTGTTAGACAAGTAATCTAATTGAGATCCCATTAACATTGATTCATAATTTTCTTGGACTGTCTCTAATGATAATACATTCTTTTTATTAAAGCTAAATTCTTGTAATGCTCCAAACTTATTCATAAATACAACTCTAATAATATCGTAGATCGGTTCACATATTCTTACAATATTAACTTGAATCCCTCCAATAGTTTTTACAGTATCCGTAGGAGCTACTGTAACATATTCAACTGAAGCGGCAGGAACTGGATTAGCTGTGTTTATTATTTTAGGAATATATGCATTTCCAGTTTCAGGCAAGTACATTGTTGTTGCTGATTGTAATAATTGACCATAACTTAATTGATGGTTTACTCCTTCTAGATACTCAGAGTATGCATCAAATCCGTATATATTATGATTAACTGTTTGACCACCTATTGGTGAATCTGCTGTTCCTGCTAATGCGTTTGTTGCTCTTACTTTTTTATTGTTTACGTAAAATTCTACTTTAATTGCTGCTAAGATCGTAAGACTTGCTAAAACAGAAGCTGAATAAGGAAAGACTCCATCCCACTTTGTGTCTACATAATCTCGTATAAGTTCAGCAACTTCTATTGTTACTTTTTTACTTATTGTATCTTTAGATAATACATACACAACTACTGAGTTGATTGTAATAGTTACATCCGCAGATCCTACTGTTGCAGCTGTTGAGGTTTCTTCTATAAAAAATGGAGATCTAAGTCTTGCTAAATAATTTGCCATGTTACTGTGTCTTTGTTGTTTGTTCTAAAAAATCAATTACGTCTAAAGAGTATGCGTCTAAAAATTCATCTGGCAGTCTTTTATATTCTTGTTCAAATGCATCTGTAAAAAAATAGGTTGGTTTAAATCCTTTTGCAAAAATACTTTTAGCTATAGCAAATAGTATTGATTGTCTGTTTTTAAATCTTCCTTTCGCGTCTCTTATTCCTTTAATGTTTTTTCTAACCACCCATTTATCTAACTTCTTTGTTGGCGGCATCTTATCTTTATAACTATATGTTTTTAATCCAAATTTTCTTTTGCCATACTTCTTACTTTTACCATCTACACCTGCATCTACATATTTACCATAGTCATTCATTAAGAAATCTAACTCCATTGAATTTGTACTTTCATGTAAGTTATATCTTATAGATCTTTGTAGACTACCACTTGCCTTTTTCTTTCTTGCATTTCTTTTAGCAAGCTTAACAACTTTAGTTGCAAATTCTATTAAAGTTTCTTTTGTTCTTTTAAAATCCATTAACAAGCACTTGTATCGTTAAACATTTGCACTGTAAAAGTAGTTGCCCATCCTGCTAATATATTTTCGAATCTATCAAAAAACGGTTCACAAGTTGCGTTCCCTACTACTTCATATCCATCTGCATATAATTGTCCTCTTTTTAATTTAGCCATTAATCTATTAGACACACTTAATTGAGTATTTAATATATCTTGCATGTTACTGTTACCTGTCCATAGATCATCCACGTATTCATCGACAGAGTCAATTTGTTCCATTGTAAGAATTGTAAAACTAAATTGTAATACTTTCTCAAGATTAGTTACATTGTTTATTATTACATGTCCTAAAGGAAACATAGTCTGTTTTTGTAAGTCTATATCTGATATATCACCAAAAGTACAAGTCTTAATACCTTGATTTGATATTAATTCTGTTTTTATTGCTTCGGTAATTAAGTAAAATCCTCTTTGTGCTTTATCTGCCATGGTTTCTTTTTAATCTTTGATTTTCTAACATTGCTTTTTCTGTTATATATTCTAAATACATTAATACTTTATGTAGCCCGAGTTTGGAAATATCTTCAAAGACCCTAAGATCTCCTTGACTTGCCTGAAAAAAGCTGTTGTACCAACCCCATTTGGCATTAAATCCTCCTTCACTTGAGAATGTTCCGTTAGAATCCCCTTGCTGAAATAGTCCATCGTAACTTCCGACAACTCTTTCCCTAAATTCAATAAAAAAAAAACCGATCCTAAAGCTACATCTAATGGTATTTCTTTCATTGTATCATCTAACACACCATCATAGTCTTTTATATTGTATCTACCTCTTACTTGTATGTCAATAGGTCTATATAATATCTGCATAGCATGGTGCATCTTTTGCCAATCTTGTAAACATGAATCTAGATCTACAAATTCTCCAAAACTAATTTCATCTAAGTTAGGTATAAATCCGTAGTTAGTATTATTAAAAGTAAACTTCTTTATAAATTGTGACTCTAGATCGAATAAGTCTCCTAACTCTTCTGTTATTTCTTTTACGTCTCTCCATTTCATTCTAACAACTTGATCTAAACTTAAGCCGCAGAATATCTCTACCATCTTTTGTGCTACAAACGTTGTGTCTTTATTATCTGCTTGTATTCTTAAATACTTTTGATACTGAGATAATGTAAGCTCTGATAATTTAGTAGGCACTTTAACTCTTATATTCATATAGTTATAATAACAAAAATAACTTTACTAAAAAAATATTTATAAAAATTGTTCGGTGTATTATAAATTTAGTATATTAGCTATATGAAAAACACACAAATAAATTTAAACGACTATCCTGTAGGTACAGGTATTACTAAAAGTGTCGGTTCAGATCGATACCCTTACGAAGTTATTGAGAACATATCAAGTAAGAGAATTAGAATTAGAGAGCTTAAAGCTATACCAACTGCTGATTCAGATTATTACAGCAATCAACAACATACTTTTAAATCTACTGTTAACGGACAAGAGATGGTTATTGAAATGGGTACGTATAAAGGTTATCCTTGTTTCAAGAAAGTTTACCATGAAGTTCATTGGATTCCAGAAGTACAAGATCAGATCATTGAAAAATATGGTTCTACTTGGGATTGGTCTCGTACTACTGAAATAGGTAAAAAATGTTTCGATCTTATGTACGATGAAAGAAAAAATTTAGAAGGTTATACTGTATATAAGAAAAGATCATGTAGAGTACATTTACACTTTGGCTCTGCTTGTAGTTATCAAGACCCTAATTTTTAGAATTTATTTATATTTAAAATTAAGCCTACTTTAATTAGTAGGTTTTTTTTTGCTTAAAATTGTATTATTAATAAAAAAAATTGTATATTAGCTGTATGAAAACACAAACACAAACTTCAACAACGATGTTTAAGTCTAAAGTAGATATTGAAACATCGGACATATTTTTCAACTTTGGTGCACTAAAAGCAAACACATTGCACTCTTTAACAGAGATTGAACATAATAGGTATAACTACCTTCTTATACTTAAAAGAGATGCTAAGTACTTTTTAGAAATAGTAGATAGACCTAACCTAACTCCGCAAGATCTAGTGGATGACTTTTTAAATAGATCATAATGAAAAATAAAAAAGGTTACGTAGTATATTGCTACAAAGAGAATCACCATTTTTGGTGTACATCGTCACTTTTTATTAGAAGCTTTGAAAAGTTAGTAGAAGAAAATATTACCTTCTTAAATGCAATTGATAAATATCCTGACGTAGCACCTGAAGGTGGTCTAGAATTCAGTATTCCGATCGAGGTCTGATTTTATAACTTGTTTAGTAAAACACGATACTCACTTTGATCGGTTGTGTGTTTCGTGATAGGAGTGGAGGTCTTAGGACTTCCCTCCTTTTTTTATTTAATAGCGTATCTACCGTAATTAGGATAAGACAATTTATGTACTACTGAATAACGTAGACTATCACAGAAGTGATTGTTTTTGTCTAATGGCTTATTTGTAGGGTTACCATTTTTATCCTCTATAAACTTATAGCTTTCTAATTCCTTTATAGCATTAGTACTATCTTTAGTCACGTTTAATCTGTATCTTCTTATAAGATCTATACCGTAGTTAATCTCATATTTCTTTTTGCCTTTTACATTCCATCCCATTCTATGTAGTTCTTCAATTGATTTAGGTTCTGAACTATCAGCAAAGATCTCATCTCTTCTATCTAAACCTAATTTGTCAAACTCTCTACTAATGTCTTGGTTAGTTAATCCTGTACTATATAGAAGTTCCTTAACATACATGTCATCTCCTAACACGTAAGTCGCACACATCGAGCTTGGGTCGTTACTGAATCCAAAGTCTAAACCGTATGCTAATAGCTTTGCTTCTTCTGGTATCTTATCTGTTATATTAAACTTAAACACTAATGATCTATTCTGACCTCGTAGTCCTAGTCCATATACTCTCCAATATTGTGGGTCTGTTATTCTTAATCTTTCTATCTCATCTTTTAGTGTCTTACTTATAAATGGATTATCTATGTAAGTAGATATATGTAGTTGGCAATCGTCTCGATCTAAGACTTTATCGTATATCCAATGAAACTGATCATGAGGATTATAGTCAATGATTATACCTCCGTCTGTTCTAAATAACAACTGAGACCATGATTCGTAGTCTATCTCGTTTGCTTCGTTTACAAATAGCAGATCTCTTTTCCTACCTCTTACTCTAGAACCCATGTCAAGACTAAAGAATTCTATTAAGTTACCATTTAACCAATATTCATTAGAAGTCTTGTTATGATATATCTCACTATATAATTCGTTAGATCTTAATATTTCTAAGAAGTCTCGTAGTACTGAAGCTTTTAAACTAGGTAAAGTCTTACGACATATAGATATAGTCTTATTCTTGTTTTTATAGCAGTAGCTAAATATAATCCATAGTAAAATATTAAAAGTTTTACCGCTTCTACTTCCTCCTTGAAAAACACGTATTTTGGAATCTGATATTCTTTCTAGTTCTTCAAATACAATGTTAGTCTGTATCTGTTTCATTCTTTACTATCTTAACTTCAAACTGATTCTCTCCTACAGTCTCTACTTCTTGTCTTTCAATGTATCCTCTCTTCTTACCTTTTGTTTTTAGATAGAATAATATCTCTGCCGTCTTTCCTTCTTTTATGTTAGATAACAACTGTGCTTCAGCAAAGTCTATTAGACCTTCTCTAACGTCTTCTACCTTGCTACTAAAGTCTTCTTCTTTAAGCCAATTGTAAAATGTTCTACGAGATATATCTGTAGCTTCACATGCTTTACTTACATTCCCTAATTTATTAGCAAACACTTCTAAAAATTGATCTTTATCTTTTGCCATTCTCTTTTGATTAACGAATCTTTTATTTTGTTTATCTTTTTGATTGTGTATTTTGACATAGGAAAAGTCTTATCTAACTTGTTTACTACCGTGCTTTTTATTGTAAAGCAAGACGTAAATACAAGCGCAATTATAATCAATATTCCCTTTTTTGCTGAATTTATGTACAATTTGTGTAATTAATCCTTCATGTTTATAATAGCATCTTCATACATTTCTTTTACTTGATTAGTAAGAACTAGCAGATCATCATCGGATAAATACTTTAATTTAGGAATTATAAAATCAATTCTTGCTTCACCTACATCATTAGATAAGTCAAGTACTATCGCATGATACCACTCTTTAAGATCTTCGCTATAACTTAAGTACATGTCAAAAGATTTGAGTCCATGTATAATAGTAGCATGAGTTACAGGGTAGCCAAATTGTTTAAATACTTCTTCTATATCCATTAGTCTGTATTTGAAATATCTTTTAAGTACAGTCATTAATAAGGATCTAGCTTCTACGTATTCTCTCTTTCTTGTATTTTTAAACACATCTAACCTAGTAAGCATATTTACTTCTTTTACTAGTGTAGCTATCCTACTCATCTTTAACAAATGTATTGTTAATCATTTTACCTTGTCTGTTTTTTATTTCATCGTATGCACTCTCAATACAGTCTTCAACTTTAAGATCATAAAAGTAAGCTAAGTTTGTTAACACTACTATCATATCTCCAATTGCGTCTTCTATTTCTACAGGGTCATTTTTAAGTACTGCTTCTGCAAGCTCTCCTTGTTCTTCTACTAATTTTACTAACTGTGTCTTTGGATCTCCTGAGTCATATATGCCACGTTGTTTTGCCCAAGATCTTATTAATTCGTATATATTCATTATTTCTTATTTAAAAAGTTATTGTATAAATGTAAATTCTGTGCGAAGTGATAATAGTAACCAACTTCTTTATCTAATGAGTTTGCAATTTTCTCTTGTAGTTTACTAAAGCAATATTGATCATTGCAGAAACCGTACCACAGATCGTTAGAGCGCATTAGAACACTCATATTAAGTTTATCATTATATATACTAAAGTTAATAGCATAAGTGCATGGTGTGTCTCTTTCAAAGTTATGCCTATCTTTTGCATTGTATATACTTATACTAGCACGTCTACTATTCGGATTAGTCCTTAATTCTTTTATGACATATTCTATCTGATTGTTTTGTTTCCAATGATAACCATAATTAGAATTCACATTGCCATCTTTGTCCATACAATTATTCCAGATCTTTGCTCTCTTTGCTATATCTTTACCAGATCTATCTCCTGACAAATACCATTGCCATTCATAATCAGCATAATCTTTGTTCCAGTTTCTCCAGTCTGTTTTTATAACATTATCTAAAGGTTTAATTATATTAAATCCTATGTTAAATAAAGCCATAGTGTTATCTACAACTTTACCTGTTCTATGTATCTTTTCGTACAACACTTTAAAAGCGTCATTAGCATTATTAAAATCCATTAAAATCTTTTAAGTCATTCCAATCTCTATAAGAGTCTATATCTTTTGCTTCTATCTTTGTCTTTGGTGCTTGGCCTGCTACGTTAAAAAACCAGTCACCTTTTTGACCATATCTTAGCATGTAATCCCATCCTTTACTATCGTAACATCTTTCACTATTAAATTTATGTGGCACAACGTCTGACTCACTTGTAAATGCTTTATGATAAGAATAAAACTTTGCACGACCTAATTCACCTTGTTGTATATTTCTAGCAACAGCTACAGCAAAAAATTCTGTATCAGGTAAAGCTATTTGTAAAGCTCTAGTAAGTACACCAGTACTTATTACACTCCACATTCTTTTAGGTTTCTCTTTATCTTTAAAATAATCATGTATCGATCTTACAGCATTTGCAGTTACATGTTCATGCTTTAATCCAAGTGGCACGAAGAAAGCATTACGTTCTTCTGCATATCGCTTTGCTATTCTATTTGCATTAGGCATTGCTGCTATTCTACAAAACAATGGCTTAGCTCCCATCTCTATGCACAACCTTTGATGTTCACTTGCTTCTTTACTAGATGGCATCACTAGCGTTAGGTTCTTATTATATTTTTTACATAAATAAGATAAGCTAATTCCTGCAAACCCCACTCTAGGTTGTACGTAAACTATCTCTTTTTCTTTTACGTTTTGAACCATGTATTCACCAAATCTTGACTTCGCACCATAAGGATTAGATCTACTTTCATCTATAACATTGTAGCCATCAACATTAACTGTTATCATGTCTCTAAAAGATGATTCAAAGTTTTTAGTCATATCTAAGTAATGAAACAATGAGCTTCTTTTACTAGGGAAGTAGTCTAAGTTAAAATCATCTGTTTGTTTATTTAAAAACATTGTTATAGTATTTAATTCCGTTATTCATTCTAATGTGATGTGGACTCTGGAAGTTATTTTTATATCTAATAAAATCACATGCTACATCTTCCATGTCATACTTGTAACTGAAATCTCCTGTTAAATTACACAATTGATCTAACAAATCATTAGTTACATTTAAATTACTTCCTATGCCTTTAACATTTGGATATATTTCTTTTAGACATTTCTTTGCGTTAGTTCCGATATATACCTTGCTATCTCTTTTCACTTTGTTAGGATAATATTCTGCCATATCCATAGCGAAAGCAGTCAACACGAAGTTTTGTCTTTTATAACCTAACTGTTGTAGATAGTCATTACCTAGATCTACTAATTCAAATATCTCTAAGTTATCCATACAGCTATGCATCCAATAAAACAAAGTTAAAGATTCATTTAAAATAAAATCTCTTAATCCTCCTGGTATCATAGGTAATAAGTAACCTTTATTGTCTGAGTATTTTTTGGCTGGTATATTCTCTAACCATCTTTCTTTGTCAAAGATTCTTAACCTTAATAAGTCTACTATCCAAAAGTTTCCAAAACCGTGTGTATAAAACGGAACAGATTCCTTAGGCTTATAATTAATACCGCTACCACATAGACGGAATAAATAACACATATACATAAAATCAATATCACTAATTTCATGATCATTGAAGTATTTACCATTTTCTTTTGGGTCATCGTCTTTCTTTTTTATTGCTTCTAACAATGAACTAAAGGCTGCGTACTTTCTATTGACTACATCATATATAGGTACGTTATAAATTAGATCATCATCTATATCTTCTTTTGTCCAAGTGTAGCCTTGATATAATCTTTCTTGATTCATCTTAGCTTTACTGTAGTATTGCTTAAATTTATTCAACATTTATAAAATCTTTATTAAGATACCAGTCAGGACAAATATGTACGGATTGTCTTGATTCCATCATAAAAAACTCTAATGGATAATTTAACCACATCGATTGATATTCGTAATTGTGATTTGTTGCTTGTCTTCTTAGCTCAAAGTTAATTTCTTCTCTTAGCCAATTTCTCTGTTCTTGTGTACCATAAAATGGTCTGTTGTTATAAAGTCCTGTATTAGGTATTTTTCTAGAGACATCTTCAATTGGTAGTAAACCTTGTACTGTTACTTTTTTACCTTCGCTTGTTAGTTTACCTATAAACTCTACGTATTTATCTATTAATTTATATGTTGCAGCTACCGGATTCTCTTGTCTACACAGATGAAACCTTACATCAATATTACCAAAGTATAAAGTAACCTCTTTTAGTTCATCAAAATTAACGTAACTATAAGGGTCCTTTAAAAATCCATGTAAAGTCTTTCCATCTATTCTAAGTATGCCATTACCTTTCTTAAAAATAGACACGCTATGAGAATCACCGACTATCATTTTATCTTTAATTGTATAAGCTGTCTCGACCTCTCTATTAGGTATAGTTGTTATCTCTTTACGTTTTAGTAGGTATTTAAAATCTACTGACTCGTTAAAGGATATTAGCTTATTCTTGTAGTTTGATAAAGCTATTAACTTGTCTATAGTCCCTTGTTGAACACCACCAAAAAAATTAAACTTATTTGATTTGTAATTAACTCCATTATTAATAACTATAAGATCATACTTGTTAAGATCAGTAGGTGGTTTATTGATAAAGTCTGGATAAGATTTATATCTATCTTCTATGATACTGGCTATAACATAATTCCAACCAGCACTGTGTGAGTTTTTCC